GATCGAGATAGTTGAACGCTATAAGGCACTTCAGCCAAAGTTCGGCTATAAGATGGTTTGGGAATGCGATGACCAAGTATTCACTATTGACGGTCAGTGCATTCCTGAATATAATACAGCGCATTTTAACTTTGATGGGCCAAAGCTAGACGAAAACTGCAGGAAGACATTGCCATTGTTTGATGAGATCGTCGTCTCGACTGAATACCTTAAGAAGGCAATCGAGAAGAAGTTTGATGTGCATAATGTCACAGTAATTAAGAACGTAGTTCCGCGCTTCTTGTGGAGCTATCCTCGTAAAGAAGAAATCAAGGAAGATCTTGTCAAGCCTACTGTGCTATACTCCGGATCTCCTTGTCATTACACTAACCCAATTCCTCGCTGCCCGCAATTTCCTAATGGCGTTCCTCCACACAAGGGCGACATGGATAATGCGTGGTGCGATTGGGTTATCAAGAATGTTCGTGCTGAGAAGATTAAATTTGTCGTCATGGGGTCCTTGCCGTGGTTCTGGGAATGCATTCGTGACCGTATTACGGTTATCCCCTGGGTAGACTGCAACTCCTTCCCACGACAGGTAATGGAGACTAAGGCGGACTTCTCAATCGCACCACTAGTCGAGAACACATTCAATAAGTGCAAGTCAAGCCTTCGCTTCACTGAATCTTGTGCTGCAGGTCAGGTATTCATGGGATCTGTATTTGAGGATTCTCCTTACCTTGAGGCACACCCGATGTCACAGTTCAAGACTGACGTAACCGTTGAAGAAATTGATGATCGTTTTGCCGAACTTTGCAAGAAGGATAATTATAACAAGTTATTAAATTGGCAATATGACTATATCAATGCAAGCGGCTGCTGGCTTGAGGCTGATAAGCACATCAACCAGTGGCTAGATATGATTGACCAAGGTCCTGTAGGAAGAAAACTGATTTAAGATAAATATACTATGAGGACTTTAGAAGAATACGCATTGAATGAGTCGCTTCGCGTTAAGTGGGTAATTCGTAAAGGCAAACGTAAAAAGAAATACGTCACTACCCGTAAAGGTAAGTATCGTGTCGAGTATGATGCGAACGGCAACCCGCATGAAAAACGAATTACTGCCACTGAACGTAGAAAGAGAAAGATCGGTCAACGCCGTGGCAAGCTGAAAAGAAAGGCACGCATCGGCTTGATTGAGCTCAAGCGTAGAAAGTCTTTCGTTGCTCGTCGTAATATGGGTATGCAGTATAACAAAAAGCTACCCGACATCGTTTTGTCAAGAGGGCCTGGAGGACATGTTGTTCAAGGACCTAAAGAAGACGACAAGACGATCCATCCGAAGTTGCATGAATCGTTACTGCAAGAAGCACCGCATTCATATCTATTCACTGATGAAAACGGTGAAGATTTCGTATGGGACTTCTATGCGGAATTCGTTAAGGATTCTAGCTGGCTTGAGCAAGTCATTGACATCTACACAAAGCGTCAGTTAATCTGTATTCGTCCAGACAAGGCATCTGATGAAGCAGACCTTTACGGTTTTGACAACGACATTCTTGACCAGATTACAGACAATCTTACATATAACATCGAGTTCTTGAACATGGCTGCTGATGCATTTGTTGAAGCAGACAAAGATCTTCAAGACCGTTTTCATGACGCAGTTCCTGCTAAACTATTCACTGCAATGTTGCCTATGATCCGAATACTTACAGTTAAGAAGGATAAAGCAGTGGATAAATAAAGTAGAGAGGTTTAAGTTATGAATTTTAGTTTGATAAACCCGTTTTCAAACAGATTCTTGCAGGTGTTGCCCGACAAGGTTCAGACCCGTGAACAACAGACAAAGTTGAATTCATTCGGCGTCGGTGAAGACACCCTTGACATAAGCAAGTACATCAGAGGTATCACTGGACAAGCGGCTCCCGCATATCCGTTTGAACAGAACAACATTATCTTTGACACTGTCTTCTCATCAAAGAGACAGCGTATTAACTTCTATCGTAACATGGCTTTGTTCGCATTCGTTAAGAAGTGCTTGAACATCATTACGAACGAATGTTGCTCGAAGACAGTGACTGGCGAGGTAGCAACATTTGACATCGCAGAACCTTACAAGTCAGAATTTACAGTCACTGAATACGAATCATTGAAGAAAGAATTTGACTGGGTCATCAATGCAGTACTTAAGAAATCAGAAATTAAGTCACTGTTCCGCAAGTGGCTCATTGACGGCGAACTGTTTTTGGAAGTTTGTTTGAACGATGACGAGAACTGTGTTGCTGGTGTAAAGGTCCTTCCGCCTTACTGCACATTGTGCGTCTATGAAGACGGAATGCTTACTGGCTTCGTTCAGGATCCATCGCTTGTTGACCCGAATGGCGCCAAACAGGACATCAAAACATTCACCCGTAATCAGATTGCGTATGCGAATTATGGTAACTATTATGGCAATAACCTTAATGACGTTAGAGGTCATCTAGAGGCGGCCGTAAAGCCTATTAACCAGCTTCGCGCTATTCAAGATGCACAGACTGTTTACTTTATTGTTCGTGCTCCTGAAAAGAGAATTTGGAAAATCTATGGCGGCGGCATGGCAACATCTCGCCAGCCTGAATACTTGCAACAGATTATCAGCCAGTATCGTAGAGATTTGAACCTTGACCCGACAACTGGTCTTGTCAATGGCTCTGCAAATACACAGGCAATGACTCAGGATATCTGGTTCATGCAAGACAGAAACGGTCAGGGCTCTTCAGTTGAAACATTAAAAGGTTCTACTGAGTTCAATGGTATTAACGAAGCACTTCAAGGTTTCCGTGAAGAAGTCGCTGATGCTCTTGAAGTTCCAGCAACTCGTTGGAAGGCTGAACCTGGCTCATCTCAATACGTCCAGGGTATTGACGGTCTATCTATTGATGAAAGTCAGTTCCAAGCTCGCTGCGATGAATTTGCTGAACGCTTTGCTTCTATTATCATGCAGGTCTTTATGGTTCAACTTCAGGTCGCTGGATATGAAGACAAGTATCTTGACTCTATGAAGTATGACATCAAGCTAATTCCTGCTACTGACCGTGTTAAGTTCAGAGCTATGGCAGAGGCTGAAAAGAGAGCCGGCATTCTTGGCACAATCTCCACAATGATTCCTACTCGTGGAAATATCAAGGATGATAGCGATGAGGCTCCTCCGGTATTCGCAAAGCAGTTCGTATTTGAGGATATCCTTGGATTTAAGACTGCTGAATACTTGAAGAATGAAGCTATGCTAGATAGGGAAATTGCTGCGTTGAAGGAAAAGGTAGACGCTGCTAAGGCCGAAGGCGGAGATTCCGAAGAGGTCGATGAAGGCGACATGGAGTTCTAATAACCTCGGTATAAATATAAAAAATAAGGAGAATTAACATGGCCGAAAATGCAATGTCTGTATTTACTACCAAGATCAAGAATGAACAGGACTTGACTAAAACATGGCTTTTCCTTGTCAATTTTAAGTTTGATAACAAAGATCTTGAAGATCTTCTTGATGCAGATGAAATGCTGTTGAGAGCAAAGACTGCTACTATCCCTGGCAAATCATTCGGCGAATTGACAACCGAGTTCATGGGCTCAAAGCTAGTCTATCCTGGTAAGGCAACCGTTGATGGTGATTTGACAATCCAGTTTGATGAATTCCAGGATATGAAGATCTCTAAGATTCTTCACCGCTGGTCTAACTTGATGTTCAATCACGCCATTGATGATGACATCGATGCAAACGGTGTTACTGGTGGTGCTTATTCAAATTACCTAAAGGATTACTCTGCGACTATCATCGTTGACATCTACGACTCAACATTGACTCACAAGTTGCCGATCTCTTACAAGTTCCGTTTCGCTTGGCCGAAGGAAATTGCTTCTGCTGAATTGAACATGGAAGGCGACTCTAAGTTGACTCGTTCAGTAACCTTCAAGTACTCTACATTTGAAGTAATTTCTAACGTATAAGAGGTATTATGAGAACGCTTGAAACATATTTGGCGAGCGAGGTTGGTGGAGTTCAGCCACTTGTTGAAAGCACTGTCTCCATCGGACAGACTGACAGCATGAAGGGCAACCAGTGCTGCGGACCTCACCACCACGATTACATTCTTTGGGATCCTGCTCAGGGTTGGGGAAAGACTGGTCCTGCGCTTGATGAACCGAAGAAGGACTCTATCCACGCTGCAATGCATGAACACATGATTGTAGATGGCAAGGTACTTGAATCCTGCGGACATACGCATGAGTTGAAGGCTCCTATCTACACAGGCGAACATAGCAACTTTACTCCGCAAGCCGTGCAGGTTAAAGAAGTTGAGGGCTAATGGAACTCAATGAAGCAATAGAAACATTGAATAGAGCTGGACTTATAGTTGAGTCCAGTTCTTTTGATAAGATGAGCGATAAAGATCTAATCATCAACTATTTTGCTCACTGGACTGGCTATAAGTCAGGTGGTAAAGTAACCGGCAGCGGAAAAGAAAATCCAGCAGCTGGTAAAATTGCTGCCGTTCTTTTTGACCGTTTAGGCAATCGTTGGCTTAAAATTGATGATAGACTTTCTATTGCTATTAACAAGATTCTTGACAAGTTTCATCCGGTTGAAGGCTTGCCTACTGATGAAGATATCAGAATCCAAGCCGTAGAAGGTTGGCCTCTAGTTCTAAAGTATCTAAACAAGAACCTTGATAAGATACTTGATGGCGCTAGTGGTAAGCCTATTAAGAAAACTTTCTACAATAATGGTGTTATGATTGGTAAGTAATAGACATAGCATTTTACTCCGGAGGGTAAAACCTCCGGTATTTTTATGTCTTCAAAACAAGAATTTTTACCTACCGCACATAGATAAATAAAATAAGAGAAGGAATTAAAACACCTCTCGGTGTATAAAACAAAATTGGAGGAATAACAATGGATAAGATTATCGAGAAACTATCAGGTGTCCTTTCTCCAGAGGACTTGAATGAAGTCAAAAGCGCATTCGAGTCTGCTGTAGCAGAAAGAGTTCAATCAAAACTTGACGAAGAAACCGCCAATCTTGCCAAGAAGGCCGACGATTTTTGTCAGAAGAAAATTGACGAGGCAGTTGCTCAAAAGACTGCCGAACTCGAAGATCTCGCCAACAAATACTGCGAACAGCGCTGTGCTAAAATTACAGAAAAGGCACAGAAGAAGCTTGATGCACAGCAGAAGAAGTTGGAAGAGGCTGCCCAACAGTACATTTTTGAACGCTTTGAAGAAATGTATAAAGACAAATTGGGTGAAGATCTTGACAATCTCGAAGAAAGCCTACTAACAAATCTTGACAGATGGCTTGAGTACACAATTTCCGAAAAGATAGATCCAAAGCTTATTCAGAAGGCTGCAATCAATGAGACTTACGAACCGATCATCAATGCTATCAAGAACGCATTTGAAAATCAGTATGTAGCTCTTGACACCACTGGCTCTGCAAAGATCCGTGAAGCAGTCGCCGACGCTGCAGAACTTAGAGAATCTCTAAAGAAGCAGGTTGAATCTGGAATGGCATTGGCTAAGAGACTTGATGAAGCAGAAAAGAGAGCAATCATTGCTGAAAAGACTAGAGGCTTGACCGACGCTCAGTGCGCTCGCGTAAAGAACATGTTTGAAAGCAAGAGCTTTGCTACCACACAGAAGGACATTGATGAATATGTTGCTATGCTCAATGAGCGTGCTCCTCTCATGAAGCGTCCTGCTGCACAGCGTCTCGCGGAAAACAAGAAGCTGAATACTCACTCATTGGACATCCAAGATGAAACACAGGACCTTGTGACTGAAAAGTTTCATCCGAAGAAGACTTTGAGTCAGCAGGAAGCATTCCTTTTGAAAGCTGCTGCTTTTTCAAGAGAAAATTAAAAAAGACACAAATAAATAAAATAAAATGATAAAGAAATTTGTCTGAATCATTGATTTTTCACAAAACTCATCGGAGGAAATCGAAAATGAAAGGAGTAAGAAAGGAGATTGTTGACTACTGGTCTCAAGTAGACGAAGGTCTATCAGTAGCTGACATCAAGAATCGCTATATTAAGGAAAACGTCGCTCAGTTGATGGAAAACCAGGTTACTCAGGATATCTATTCTGGTGCCTTGCTTGAAGACTTCGGTATCGGCGTTGGCGCACCTACTGGTGCTGACCAGGGTATCCCACATGGCGGTGACGCTAAGGCAGTGTTTGCTCCAGTTTCTCTAGCTCTAGTTCGCCGCGTTTACCCGCAGTTGTTCGCTAACGTTCTCGTTGGTGTTCAGGCAATGCAGGGTCCTGTTGGCTTGGCATACGCTATGAGAACTGTTTACAAGGACGAACTCGACAAGGGTCGCGTCGTTGAAGCAGCATGGAAGGACGTGCCGGAGTATTCTGGCTTCACTGGTTCTCAGGCTGGTACACACGGTCCTGCAGACAGCGGCTTGGGCGTAGA